GTCCCGGCGACCCCAAACTTTTTTGAGATTTGACCCCCCTATCCCCATCGCCTATCCTCTCGCGTTGTCTTCTCGGAATGGCAGCTGCGACACAACGATCGCAGATTGGCAGGCTCGTCTTTGCCTCCCCGCCGCCTGCTCTCGATATGGTCGACCACGCTTGCCTTTGCTTGCCTGCCTGCCTTGCTGTGATGCCCGAAAGGATCCGCGCACATGGGATGCCCCACCAGGTATTCGGCCCGGAGCCGGCGCCAGCTTGCGTCATAGCCCCGGACAGCAGCCGTACCCCGCAGCCGTTCGTATTGCTTCGCATGCGCCGGGCACTTGCTTCCACGCCCAGCCACAAGCCCAGCACATCCGGGTATCGAGCAGGGTCTCAGGCTTGTCTTGGGCATCAGCGCTTCCTAGGCGTGAGACCGAACTTGACAAGGAACTCGCATACGGCATGCCTCGCCCTTTGCGCCAACACTTCAGCCTCCTTCAAGTGACGCTCCGCATGGGCTAAAGCCCAGCGGCTTCTTGGGGCACGCTCGCCGTAACCGGCCACGTTACGCCCCACGCGCTCCGTCCGAGCGCGAGCAGATTCAGGGCGGCGTTTTCATCGCGGTCCATCGAGAGACCGCAATCGCAACGCACCCAACGATCTGCCAACGTTAGGTTTTCAAAGACCGCCCCGCAGGCCGAGCAAGTCTTGGAGGTGTAGGCTGGAGGTACCGCCACAACCGTCTTCCCGGCCCATGCTGCCTTGAAAGACAGGTGCTTCCGGAAGTAGCCCCAGCCCGCGTCCAGGATGCTCTTTGCCAAGTGCGGGTTCCGTACCATGTTCGGGATTTGCAGGTCCTCGACTGCAATCCGGTCGTAGCGCGAGATAAGGCCGTAGACCAACTTCTTCAGGAAGTCCGTCCTGCGGTTCGCCACATGCTCATGCTGCCGGGCAACGGCTTGGACCGCCTTGCGACGGTTGGCTCCTCCCAACTTCCGGCGCGCATCCCGGCGTTGCAAGATGCGCAAACGGGCTTGCTCTGACCGATACCACTTGGGGTTTTCGATGTGTTCGCCGTCGCTCGTGGTGAACAGACTGGTGATGCCCACATCTATCCCGACCTCGGCCCCGGTCGAGGGCAGAAACTCGGGTTGGGCGTCGCAACTGAAAGAAACGTACCAAGCTCCCGCTTGCCTACGGATGCGGAGGGTCTTGACCTCGCCCCCGACTGGCCGGTGCCAGCGTACTGCAATCCGCCCGATGCCCGTGACCTTCAGCCGCCTTCCGTCCAGGCGGAATCCGTTGCCATACTCTTTCAACCCGAACGAGTCGAAACGGTCGCGCCCGCGGAAGCGAGGATAGCCGGGTTTCTCCCCCGAGTTGATACGACGGAAGAACGCTTGGAAGGCTTTATCCAGATCGCAGGTTGTGACCTGGAGGATGTGCGAGTGCAATCGCGCCGCCCAGGGATTGTCCCGGCGATGGTCTTTGACCTTCCGCAACTGCGCGTACTTGCCGACACTCTCTTGTCGGTCGTTCCACGCGGTCTTGCGCTCCTCCAGGCACGCGTTGTACCAGCGGCGGCACGTCTCAAGCGTCGCTTCCAGCTTGCGCTTTTGGCACTTCGTTGGATAGAGTCGGTAGCGGTAGGTCGCTAGCATCAAGGGCCCTTCTATAGGCTAAAGCCTTCCGAGAAGTCCCGCCTTGTCCCCTCCGGCTAAAGCCGGGGGGCTTGCGGCGGGCTTCAATCGGTCAGCCCACGCCTGACAATACTTGGCGAGCGTATCGTGGTCAGCCTCGCTCAAGAGCCCAGCCTCATGCAGCTGCCGACTCACACGCTTCCACTCGTGCCGAGCCTCACCTGATAGATTGGATGGACAAGCCAGCAAGCTCTTAGTCATCCATTGCTCCCCAAACGAAAACGCCCGGCTCCTCGAATGAGAAGCCGGGCGCTCATCTCCGGCAAAGCCCCCGTCTCCCGTACATGCGGGGGTGCGCAGGTCAGGTTGTCAAGCTATGCTACCATGAAAGTATCAGTTGTAAAGCCACGCCCTGCCTCGCCTTGCCTTGCCCGGCCATGCCTCGCCCCGCCGAGCCCAGCCACGCCCTGCCACGGGTCAATTCGTCCTCAGAAAGATGCCAATGGCCAACCGAAGCTGTTTCAGGCCATCCATGATCTTCGTGTCCGTGTCGTCGATCAATTCACCGTCGAGCAACAGCAGGAGTTGATGGACGTGGAACAGGGGTTCCATGCCAGATAGATGCTCATTGATTTCAGCCTGCTTCTGGTTCAGCAACCGGCCGGCCATGTGGTCGATTGACCGCTTCAGGGGGATCAACCCGCGACGGCCCTCCTGGAGCATGGCAACCGGTTCGTCTTCCCCTGAGTTCGCACGGACGGTCAGCCGCCCGACCCGACCCTGGCGTAGATCGCCGACCTTTTCGACGGTCAGGCATAGGGCGGCCGCGATCTGGTCTTCAGGAATCTTCAACTCCTCGGCACGCAGGATGCAGCGCGTCCGGTCGAAGGTCGTCAGCTGCGAGCCGTGTTTCGCGTTCGACCGGACGGCGTCCAGGAATAGGGCGCGCTCGCTGGGATACGTCTTCACTTCACAATCAATCTCAATTCCGTCATCACCCGAGAACCTGCGCCAAGCATGCCAACGGTGAACGCCATCCACAATGCGGAACGACTTTGCGTCCACCAGGAGTGGGGGAAGTTTTGCCCCCGCTTCCAGGGAGCGGACCATATAGCCGATGTTCTGCTCGTCTACATCCCCCCGCGGATAGAGAGTGCCATCGAACACGAGTTTCTGGGCTTTCACCTTTTGGACCATCGTTTCCTCCATTCTTGCTTCATCCTTGCCTCGCCTCGCCAGGCCATGCCTAGCCTAGCCCCGCCCCGCCGCGCCAAGCCCCGCCGCGCCCCGCCAGTTTGCTACTTAATCAATTCGGCGGTGAACTGCCCATACATGCCTTTCCTTTCGGGGCGGTAGTCTCCAATGCCGACCATCTTGCCTCCGAGGTTCATCACCGTCAATACGTGCTCGGCGGTGATGTAGGTCTCATCGATCTCCAGCGCAATACGGATCGCCCAATCCCGAAACAGTGGCCGCGCCCGCAGAATGCCCTGGCGTACCACAACCGCCCGCTGGACATTCACCTCGTAGGTCTTGATCGGTTTGCTGGTCTTCGCGTCTTCGATCAAACACAGTTCCTCGACAGGGAAAACATTGGCCGAGATCGTATCCGCCGCCGAGTACTTGCCAATCTTCATGCGGCTCTTTGAGGCCGCAGTGATGAGGCAACGTCGAATGCCGATGGCCGGAAAACTATAGCGTCCATCGGCATTGAGATAAAGACCCGCGGCGGCTTCGTCTTTCGGCATCGGAATTTGCTTCGTCTTCATGTCCTTGCCCGAGCCGCCCGTCATGCCGCTTGGGTTGTGTGTGAGCAAGGGCCGATTGCCAATAAGTCGAAAAAGGTACGTGTTTTTACTATCGGTTGCCATCGTATGCTCCTGTCTTCCTAAGATGTTTTCGCTAGTCGATCTGGATAGGAAAAGAGCCTACCCTGCCTCGCCCTGCCTGGCCCAGCCCCGCCTCGCCAGGCCTGGCCACAAGCCGAGGGGCCGGGGATAGATTGACATTCTGCAATCGCTCATGCTGGTGCCCCTGCCCGAACAGGGGCGGCAAAGTCCTCAAGCTGTCGGCCCAGATTCGTTCCTTTCGTTTTGGATTTCCCCGGCCCCTCACTTCGATAACTCCTGCATCCGCAGATCTTGTTTGTGACGATCCACCTCCATCAGAGCGCTTCCAGTGCAGCGACCCGCACTCCAAGCGCCGCAAGATCGGCCTGCAATTGCAGGATCGCCGTTCTCGCCAGAACGATCTTCCCGTCGATATCGGCCAACCTGTCGTCAATGACACCGAGCCTCGCCTTAGCTACAATGATCCTGTCATCCATCTCGTCGGCAAATGCCCGGACATCGGCCAGGACAAGCGACAACTGCTGCGCCGTCTCCTTCAGCGACACAATGAAACGATGGGCCGACTGGACGGCCAATCGATGATCTGTCGGATCGCCAAACGATGGAAACATAGCTGCTACCTCCTCAACTGCCGGACGGCAGGATGAAAATTCTCGTGCGCCATCGGCCCGCAAGTCTGCCCATGCGGATGTTCATGCTTGCGCCGCCAGCAGCGCGCTCAACCTCAGGTCTGCCCGTCTGCCCTTGTAGCAAGCCCTCAACTGCTCACAGAGGTGATCCATGTGCGGCCGCCCGAAGCAATGTACCTTCTCCTGCAACAGAAGTGCCCTGATGCGCTTCCCATCAGCGTCCCTGGTGATGTTGTGCGCAGGGCAGCAGTCAGCCTTGAACTCCTCTGGGTGTGCGTCTACGAAAGCCAGAGCTCTCGGGTTGGCCAGGAAGGATTTGTTGAGGATGTGATGGGAATGCTTCCCCGAACTGCAAGGCCGAATGGAGAACGGTGCCACTTCGCAGCGATTCATGTGGGCTTCTTCTCTGCCAGCCGAGCATCAAGGACCACCGCGAACACCCCGACCTCCCAGGGCTCGCAGCCATCATCCGGATCGTCGCAGTCGCACCACGACGCCAGGTTGCAGTCCCAGTGATCTCCGCGTTCGCACGCATCGCATTTCATGGCTTCTCCTTCCCGGCCTCTGTTGGCCCCTGTGGAGCGAGGGTCGCCAAGTATGCCCAATCCTGATCGCTCAACTCCCCGAACGCACTTCCGGCACCATGATGTGCGATATTGATGGCACGCCCGAACCGCTTCAGCCGCCCGCGGTCGGCTTCCCAGGCGGAGGCGAATCTGTTCGCCACCTCACGCGCCGTCTCAAGCATCATTGAGCCGGGAGGCAGAATAGGCTCGTCCACATCTGCGAACGCGGCGCGCAGCTCGTCCGGCGTCAGCTCGGGCATCTCACTTCTCCTTCCCGGCCTCTTTCGGCCCCGGTGGGGCGAGGGCGGCCCAATAACCCGCGCTTCGCAGGATCCCCGCCCCTTCCTCCCAGTCCAGTCCGTCCTCCGATTGGATTGCAGTCTCGATTGCTTGGCACATCCTAATAAATGTGCGGTTGACCTTGACGGGATTGACCAGCCAACCTATCAACTCGCTGGACAACCAGAAGAGCGCCATGAATAGTGCAACACCGAAAAACTGATGCTCCAACCACAACACGAGAGTACCGATCACAAAGGCGGTGCGGCAAAAGGCCACGCAGGCCAAAGCGATAGACATGCACAGCCTAGCTATGTAGTCGCTCATCGCTCACTCTCCTCCGGCGGCAGGGTAGTCGATATCCTCGTGTTTCCACCCCGGCCGATAGTCATGCTTTGCTAATTGGCCCTCCATCAGTAGAGCGAAGGCCCGGACCTCCGGGCGAAGCCGTTCCAGCGCATCCTTCAATTGCGTCATCATCTCGCCTCCATCTCTCCCTGCCAACGGCACCGGGCCTCGAGCATCTCCTCCAGGCCATCACCGCCCACATGCCACTCCCGCCAGGCTGCACAGTCCGCGCACCAAATGTCGGCCGAGCCGGTGATCAGGTGGCCGCTGAAAAGCCGTAGCCGGTGCACGGAGGCGATATTCACCACCTGGCCAAGGATGTGCTGGCCGGTGGCGCAGCGCCAGGGGTGAAGACCATTCGGAGAGATCTCAGGCATGCCGCCTCCTTCTGGATCGCTGAATGCGGTCCAGCTTGATACCTCGTGGCCACATCATCATGAGATTCGGCCACAGCCGACCTACGATGGCTCGCCGGCGCTCGTGCCTCGACAGTTTGCCGCGCGATGCCCGATCAGAACCACGTTCCTCAGAATGTTGTCCGTGGCATCCGCAAAGATGACGGGCGAATAAAATCCCTCCGCATCGGGCTCACCGAGCACAACCCGAAGACGATCACCTCTGTAGTTATAGACACAAAACTCCTGCCAGAATTCCGGCGTCGTGCGGACCTTGATATACGCATCACCTTCAGGCATGCTGTCTCTCCTTTTCGCGCGTCAGCCGGGCGTAGCGATAGGGCGCGCGCTTCTCGTTATAACGGGGACCCATGAGGCGACCGATGTCGCTCCAGCCCTTGCCCTCGGCCCGGAAACGGAGCAGACACGCATCCCCTCGGTCCGTCCAGAGTCCCTTGGGGTTCCCAGGGCTACCTTTGCCGCCGGCAACCGACAATCGCTCCACGTCCGACCGCAGCACCCACCAGTTGGCCCACCGCCGCGCCGGCAACCTGCCTCGAGCGATCCGGGCGCGGATCGACCCGGAATCCTTCAAACCCACCAGCCGAGCCGCCTGGCCCGCCGTCAGCCATTGATCCGGCCAGCGCTCGCGCGCCAGCTCGACCAGGCGCCGAAGCCGCCGATCCCGGATCCGTTCGGCCTTGAAGTAGATCAAGTTCGCCGGATTGATCAGCCACCGCTCGAAGGTCCTGCGCAGGACCACATGGATGTTGCGGCCGCCCGGCAGGACCCTTCCCGGCAGAATGCCAAGCTCGATCATGTGGATGATGGTCTTTACACACTTGCCCAGGAGATGGGCAACCCGATGCGCCGTGAGCTCGTGCGACTGCTTCGAGGGCGCCGGCCAGCCCTGGCGCTTGTAGAGGATCTTGACAGCGATAGCGGAACGGCCGATCCCGGCGCCGATCGCCTCGAAACTCAAATGGCCGAGATTCTTCCGGACGTACTGTCGTTCCTCCGGCGTCCAGCGATTGGCATTGCCCGTCACCGAAGAGCGTCCAACCTTCCGGCGGAGCACAGCCACCTCTCTCGACTTTTCGGGGAAGCCTCCAGAGAGCACGGAAGGAGCTGTGCCGTTCGCGAGCAACCCCTCGGTCACCGCCAGATCGATCATGCGCTCGATAGATGTCTTACCCATTCCGTCGTCTGCCTTGGGTCTCTCGGGGTCCCGGGGGATCCCCAGCGGCCCCCCGGGGGCGTGCGAGGCGGGCCAGCATCTCCGGTAGCGGACAACCCGTGCACGCGCTCCGCACTTCCACGAGAGAGCATGCCCGACAGGTCTCGTCGGCGGCATGGCGCAGCAGCGACCAGGCCGGCTCCTCCAGATGCGGAAAGCTTTGCTCGCGAATGTCGCAGGCCTGGCAAACCGCCCGGACGGATTGCCTCAGTGAACCCGCGGCGGCCCTGGCCCCCGAGGCGCCGGCGGGGAGATCGCCGCCCAGCATTTCCTGGGCGAGGACAACCGACGGCATGCGTCCTTGCTGCCGGGCCGACTGGACGCGGCGGTCCTTAGCAGCCGTGACCAGGCTCTCCCGAAGCCGGGCACAGGCCGCCAGCGATCCCTTCAGCGTCGCCTGGCGCTTGGCGAGCTCGCGCGCCAGACCCTTACGCGCCTCGACATCCTCGATCGACAGCAGCGCGTCGACGATCCGCGGATCTTTCGTCAGTCGTCCCTCGGCCACCAGCTCCTGGATCTCGGGATCCAGATCCAGCAGGCGCAGCCGGCCGGCGAGGTAGCCCTGCGAATGGCCCAGCTGCCGGGCAAGCTGCTGGCGGGTAAAGCCTTCCTTGTCGATGAGCTTGCGGTAGTGAAGCGCCTCGCTGATCGGATCCTTGGCGAACCAGAGCGTCGAGGTGCGGGCCATCACGAGCAGGATGTCGCGCCGCGACAGGTCGCGGCGGATCTCGCACTTGAGCAGGGGCGGCGCCTCGAGCGAGCGGGCCGCCGCCAGCCGGTAGTTCCCGTCGACCACCAGGAAGTGCGGGCGGTCCCCCGGGACGCCTGGGGCGCCACTCGTAGCAGCCAGGCGGCCGTTGGGCACGATGATCAGCGCCTGCTCGACGCCGCCCATCTCGCGGATCGAGCGCGCCAGCGCCTCGATCTCCTCCGGCCGGTAGAAGCGGCGCGGGTTGTCCGGATGTGGCGCCAGCTGGTCGACCGCGAGGAATACCATCTCAGTCGTCATCGTCCCGCTCCGTTTCCGTGGAAACGCCCGGCGCGAACGAGGCGGCCGCCTCCTCCCAATTCTTGGGGAGCTTGACGCCCAGCGCCTTGGCGATGCCGGCGACGTGCCTGGCGGTCGCCTTCGGTCCCTCCCGCAGGCGGCTGTAGGGCACCACCCGCCCGAGGACCTCCGCCGTCACGGCCAGCCGCAGCGCGTGCAAGCGGGCAGCGGCCCCCTGGGGGCCCCCGGGCGGCAGCCTCAGGTCGCGGGAGAAGACCCCGCGCAGGGCGTGGAAGATCAGCCGCAGCGCTTCGGGCTGGTCGTGGGGAGCGATGGCATCGGCCAGGACGGGAGCGGCGATCTGTCGCAGGAACGCGTTGGCCGCGTCGGCGCGCTGCTCTTCTACCTGCCGCTTGGCCCGCTCGGCCTCCCAGTCATAGCTCGAACTTGAGGGCTGACGCTTCGCGTCCGCTTTCGCTTTCTCGGCGGCCTTGCCGATGCGGATGAGCTCGACCATGTAGGAGCCGGTCCCTGGCCATTCGCTGTACTTCGAGACATGGCCGCGCACGCGCAGGCTCTCGTGCTTCGCCTGCAGCAGCTTCTTCCAGGCAGGATCAAGCCGCCTCCCGCCCGTGCCCGCCCACTCGCCGGGAGCGGTCACGAAGACCTTGCCGTCGCTCGCCTTATCGAAGATGGCGATGCCGAGCTGGTTGGAGATCCGCCGCGTTTCCGAGTCGACCCAGGCCTGCCGCTTACCCTCCCAACAGGGCTTGAAGGCGCAGTAATGCGCGCCGTCGAGGACCTGGTGCAGCTCGCAGGCGGTGCAGGCCGGCGGGGCCACCAAATGCACGATGCGGTCGGCCAGGTCATGGGAGATGCCGAAGAGCTGCACCAGGCCGCCGGCGTCCGTGCCGGCAGTCGCAGCCGCCAGCAGGTCATCGAGATGCTTGATTCCCTTGGCGTCTCCCTCAGGGCCGAGGGCCTCGACCGCGCCAGCCATCGTCGGGACCTTCACTCTGCCCGTGGTCCAGTTCAGCGGCCACAGCCCCTGGCCAGCGACGGGCTCGCCCCCCTTAGGGGATCGGCCATAATCCTGATGCATGACAAACGTCTTTCGCTCCAGGACCTCGGCCACCACCTCGGTAATGCTGTCGCCGGTTTCGTAGCCACCCTTGGCCAACGTCTTGGCGACCGTCTCGACGTCCTGCGGCGCAACCTTCTGCAGCGTCAGGAGCTTCCGGGCCGTGTTCTCCGTGATCTCGCCGGCCGCGACCTGGTCCTGCACCGGCGCCGGCAGATCCAGCAGCCGCATCCGGTTGCGCACGGCCGAATCGCCCAGGCCGAAGAGCGCGCCGATCTCGGCCGACGTCTTGCCGAAGACATCGTGGTACGTCTGCATGGCGCGCGCCTCTTCGATTGGGCTCAGGTTCTTGCGCTCCAGGTTCTCGCGCAGAGCCAACTCGAACAGCATCTCGTCAGAGAGCTCACGGAGCTCGACGGGCATGACATCGAAGTCGCCTGCCCGCTCAACCCGCTCGGCCGACAGCTTCCTGAAGGCCGCCAGCCGCGTGTGCCCGAAAGCCAGCTGGACCCTGCCTTCCTGCGTGGTATGTAGTCGCCCGACGGGCGTCTGCAGCAGGCCGATCTGTGCGATGGACGCCGCCACGCGCGCAATCTGCTCAGGATCTTCTTCCAGGCGGACCTGGAAGGGATTGGCCTCGATATGGTCGAGAGGGACTTGTCGGATCGTCATGGCGGGCTCCCCTACGTACCCTGATCCGGCGTCGGAAGGGCTTTCTCCCAGCGGCGAGGATCCACCTTCAGAGCCGAGATCTTGATGCACGAGAGCGCCGGCGTTCGGGCGAACTTCGAGGCCCGATCCACGGCCAGCACGCAGTGCATCTGGCCCGGCGTGTTGAACTCGTAGACGTCGATTCCGGGAAGGGTGAGGACGGGTCGCTGGATGGTGGCCAATGACGCCGGCGCGTGCCCGATCTCGGAGAAGATAATCACGGTGACCACGAATACAATGAAACATAGACTCAAAAGTCGATTGAACACGATTCCTCCTTGCGCGCTATTCCAGGTCGCGCCGCACCCGATCTTGAGGGCCGGGCCGCTCAGCCAGTAGCCCCGGCGCCGGCGGCCCTCCGGGGGGTCGCGGGGCATTGGCCGCCGGCTTCCCCCCCGGGGGATCGCCCAGCAGGTGCTCGCCGGTGCAGGCCGGATCGTCACAGATGGCGCAGGTCACGCTGCGCGGCCAAACAAACTCCAGCTCTATCGGATCAGGCATCGGGAACCTCTTGCACCATGAATTCGACATGGACAACCTGGCCGGTCTGCTGCGCCAGGATCGCCTCAGCGCGGTTCTGGACATTCGCAATCAACCAGCGCCGGCAGTATTCGTTGGCTGTCGCCACCCGGAGCACCCCGTTCTCGAACCCGGTGGCGGCCGTCGATGCCAGCCAGGTATCCCAGGCCGAACGGCCGATCTCCGACTTCAAGGTTTCCAGAACACGGGGCCAGTGCGAATTCTGCCCTGGGGTATCAGCAGGGGGTGCGAATCCCCGGGCGGAATTCGCACCCATACCCTCAAGTACCTTATATTCCTCAAGAGGAGGAGAATCAGTACTTGGTACTATAAGGTATGGGTGCGAAATGGCTGCGGCGTTTCGCACCCGTGCGAATTCTGCACCCCCGCCAGATGTGGGGGGTACCGTTTCGGCAACCGCCGTCCCCGAGGAGGGGGGTGCGAAATTCGCACCCCATTTGTAAAACGACCCGAGGCAGTAGACATGGCAGCCCCTCGGACCTTCCCCGTGGCCGATGCGGAGCTCGTTGGATTTCTCGAGCGGTCCCAGCTGATCCAGCAAGGTCCTGCGTGAGACACGCGCTTTCTTCGCCAGGTAGTCCAGTGACAGAAACGTTGTGCCGGTCTCACGGTTGATGCTGTCCGCTACCGCCAGCATGATCAGAAGGCGGCTGCCCTCCTGCTCGCTCAGCTCCCACACCATCGTCAGGGCCGTGTTGCTCATGCGTTGGGCTCCCCTGTTTCCTTTGGGGCTGGAAGCGCGCGCAGAATTTGACGACCGTCCTCCTCTGCGCCCATCGCTTGAAGAACGTCAGGGAGTCGTCTAAGCACCTGTCCCTTGCCAACGCTGTCAACATAACCTAATTGTTCGTGGAGGATTCTGCGGTCGGTCGAGGCTATCTCGGCCCCCAAATTCTTTACCCGCGTCTCGTTCTCTGTCGCCCGGCTGACCACATGACGCGCAGCATGTTCTTTTGTTCCAAGGAACCAGCCACGCCAGTCTCCAACCAGATAGACGCGGTCTCGATGAAGTCGCATCTTCTTCGATGCCTTTCTGATGCGCGACCATACCCAGTGAGGCACCTCCCCACCATCAAGCCCGAGCTGCTCCAGAAGTTGCGCCTTGGGAATGGCCCGCGCGGGTTCATTGAGGGCACGAACAATATGGCCGTTGTTGTAGAGATGATTGATGATCTGCCAGGTGAATTCCTCGATTATTTCGGCATTCCATTGTTGCTTGCCCACTTCTCGAACTCCTTTGCTACTGGCTCGAATGCGGCGCGCAGTCTTCTGGCAAAGAAAGCGGCCGCCTCCGGCGAGAACTTTCCCTGGCGCAGAGCCACCAGGACATCTTTCTGGAGAACCTCATTCCACGCCTTCACATAGCTGATGGCCCATGCAACATCAGATGTCGCCCTCTGGTTCTTCGGGGTCGCGGGTTTCTTCTCGCGAGGTTTCCTCGGCTTCTTCGCGGCGGCGATGCCGCGCTCTTCGACCGCCGCACGGGCGGTTTCGGTTTTGGCTTTAAGGCAGCGCTTGGCGATAGCCTCTGCCGCGTCTGTCGTGATTTCTCTGTTGGCAACAGCTCTGGCCGCCTTTGGCGCGTGATCCACGATGAAGTCCGCCCGACCAACAGTGCTTTGCCCAACACCAATCTCGTCCGCCCGCTCTTTCTTCGTCTTCCGAACGTGTACCGAATCGGTATACGATGCGGCACGGGTATTGATGGCGTCTGTCTTGCGTCTCGCCGTTGCGGTTAGCAGCAGCGACTCGGCGATGGCCTTCTCCATGCTGCCGAGATGTCGCCTGACGATGTTCATGGATCGCACGAATGCCACGGGATCATCCCCGCGGTATTCCCGCGTCTTCGGCTCGAGGCCGACTTTCTTCGCGGCACGATAGCGATGCCATCCATCGAGGATCTTGCCTTCATACAGCCAAATGGGTTCAAGTAGACCGCCGCGGATGTCCTCTGCCATCTGATCGAAGTCGTCTGGCGGCATTTCGGGAAGCAGTTTGCACAGCGGATGCGGTTGCAGATTCATCTCATCTCCTTATCGGGAACTGTCGGCGCCAGCATCGCCACCATCAAATGCGGCACCGGCCTGACCAAGAGCAGCTCGTGCAGATCGTTGGGCTCCCACACCAGCGCCGCGAAACTCACAGCCAGGAATCTCTCGCCCACGAAGCGCAGCCGTCGTACCGCGGCCACGCTGATCACCGGGACAAAGGCCAGATCCGACGCCAGCGTGGTCACTCGAACACCATCGCACAGACCGCCAGCGAGCACAGCAAGAGACCCAGCAGGATCACCAAGCAGTAAATCCACGCGACAGATTTCATAATGGCAACTTCCCCTGTTCCATCGGCTTCATCTGGAGCGCGACCAGGCCCCGGTCCTTCTGCGCCGAGATGCGCTGCAGAAGGGACAGGGCCCGGTGATGGTCCTCGTTGAGCGAGGCCTCGAGCTCCTGGGCGTCCGCCGCCAGGAAGTAACCGAGGCCACTGGAGGAGCTGCAGATGAGCGCTCCGGTGTCATCGCTGCGGCGCAGCTCCTCGATGGCTTTTCGAATCACGCGGTCATAGGGATGCGCCGCAGCGTCTTCCGGATTGCCCTCGCCATCAGGGCCGCCGGGAAGCCCGCACCGCACCGTCACCTCGTGCGCCAGCTGCCAGCGCCCGATGGCGGCTGCCCTGCCGACGTGCCCCATCAGCACGCGCAGCACCGTCCCCGCCACGCCTTCAGCAGTGCCACCGTAGGTCCGCTGCACCGGGTCCATGCCCTACCTGCGCTGGCGCTCAACGGCCATGTGAGCTACGCTTCGGAGGCGAGCCCGTCCTCCGGGGGGCGGCAGGCTGTTCCTCGTCATAGCTGCCATTGCGGATCTGGGCCATCAGGTGGCGACGGTCCTCTTGGCGGCCTTCGATCACCAGCAACGCATCGCGGATCCAACACAGCATATCGGTGTCGATGGCCGACAGATCGTCCAGGCCGTTGCGCAGCCAGTAGGGGAGATGGCGTTCCGCTTCGAGCCGTCGCAGGCGCGCGTCCAGATAGAACAGCCCGACGAACAAGGCGCACAGCGCGAAGCCGACTACAAACGAGAGACCGAATAAGGTCACCATAGGCACCCTCCTGAGACGAGACAGAGGACGAGAATCACGAGGGCAATCAGGGCCAGGATGTCGATCACCATCAGCCAACGAATGACTCTTCGCATGTTCATCGGAACTCCCCCGCCAGATCTATGACGCCGGGCCCGGATGGCGCGACGATGACTGCAGAGCTGGGGCTGGGGGCCTGGCCCGTTTTCAAAGCCCCCAGCCCTCTCAGAGGAGAAAGGGGTCCGCCAGTTGCGGAGCCCGCTGTGACCCAGAGGGTGCCGGGTTGCGGGGGACAACCTGGCGGGGGACCTCCGGATCACAGCGCGCGCCGCAAAAGGAGGCGCCGTGCAAGACGCAATCAGCCGGTTCTTATCCAGCCAGCGAAGGCGCTGCTCGCCTTCGACGCTTCAGCAATACGCCTGGTACCTCAATGATCTGCTGGCGTGGCTGCGGGCCGCGGCCCCCGCGGGCTCGACGGCGCCCAGCCCCCAGGGGATCACGGCAGCAACGCTCGACGCCTGGCTGGCCTCTCGACAGCACTGGGCTCCCTCCACGCAGTACCTGGCCATCGTCGCCTGCCGCATGTTTTTCCGTTGGGCGCTGGGCGTTCGGGAGTGCATGGCCGATGATCTGGCCTTGCCGCGGCGCACCACGAAGCCGCAGCGGGCGCTGACCGAGCTGCGCCTTCAGCAGCTGCTCGCTTCCCTCGACACCTCCCGCCCGAAGGGCATTCGGGATCTGTCACTCATCACCCTCCTGGTGGATACCGGACTGCGAGCGGCCGAGGTCGCCTCGCTGCGCATCGACCATGTCAACGTCAACGAGCGCACTTTCACCGTCAGGATCAAGGGAGGGACATGGGCCGATGGCGTCTTCGGCACCTACACCGGCGCCTGCCTGGTCGACTGGTTGGGCATTCGCGGAGATTACGTCCGGCCGACGGTGCAGCAGGTGTACATCGGACTGGGGGGCTTGACGCCGGGCTGCGGCATGACGGTATGCGGTCTGCGTTCGATGTTCCGCGAGCTCGGCCGCAAAGTCGGTTTTCCCATCAGCACGCACGACTTCCGGCGCACCTTTGCCACCCTTTCCCTCAAGGGCGGCGCGCCCACCCGCCTGGTGCAGATCGCGGGACGTTGGAAGGATCTGGCGATGGTGGAGCGGTACTCGCAGAGTCTGACGCCGGCAGATTTTGAGCGCTACAGCCCGGTGAATGCCATCATGGGGATCCGCCCGCCGGTGGATTAGGCGCGGCGACCCGCATCACGCCCAACGTGAGCAGTTGGTTGGAGGTTCGAGTCCTCCGTGGGTCATCTGCAGGCGAAACGTAAACTTTCAGTTGTTAAGGTGCGCTATGACCTGGGCCCTTCACCAAAACGGCTGTGCCACTGGCTGCAATCACAAACAGGTTGCCGGCCAGGGTCATGTAGTCGAGATCCATGCCAATGACGGCATTGGCTCCCAACTCGTGAGCCTTGAACCGGAGGTCATACATTGCGCTCTGGCGAGCCGCGTCAAGTTTCTTTTCGAAGGACGTCGCCCGATCACCCATCAAGTCGGCGAGACTGGCGCTGAATTCAGAGAGGAAACCTGTGCCCAGGACGATCAGAGAGAATACGGGGCCGAAATACTTCTCGATCTCGCATCCCTGCAACAGTGGCGTCGAAGTCACCAGAAGCGCATTCAGCCTAGCCTTCTCCTCCAGTTCAATAGCCGCCCGGGGATTTTCTCTGGGGGATTCACATCGAGCGCATGTGTTCGAGGTCGGGCTATTGTCGAGACCACATTTCCAGCAGTTCCAACGGGTTGGCATTCGATCCTCCTTCTGTCGGGAACGAATAAGGGGGGACGGATTGCTGTCTAGAGTTTGGGCATCCCCCGCTCCCCGTGGGGCGGTGCTCCGGAACCGACTGGCCTGCGTAGACTGATCGGTCCCGGAATGACGGTCGCTACGATAAGAGTAGCGGCTCAGGAGATCCCCCGCACCCGCATTGCTCTGCGAGTCCCCGGGGGATTTCGTTTCCCCTAGCCGCTACCGTCGTTCCCCTCTCTGAACAAAGCGCCGACAGGAACGTCAAGAGCTTGGGAGACTTTCTCTAGCGTATCCAAGGTGACGTTCATGTCATGCCCGGCGGCGAGGCCTTGGGCTGTGGGCCAAGAAAGCTTCGCTTCCCTCATCAGCCACGATGCGGTCAGCCCACGGTCCCTAAGCAGCTGGGGGATCCGAAGTCGGATCCCGGGCGTCATGGTGATCACTTTGCCTCCCGTCTAACGCCAGCATAGCACAGGTGCGGAAACCTGTCAAGTGGGATGTATACACTGGGACTTGACAGGCTATATGTTCTGCTTTATACTGGTGGCAGAGACGAAATCTCTCCGGGCCGGGATCGACAAGCCCGCACAAGCGTTCTAGGGTCCAATAGGGGACACGATGCACTACGACGCCGCACTCGAGTACCGCAAGGCCCGAGAAAACCTCATCAAGCTCTATCGCCTCGAGCTCGCCGCCTGGGACGCAGCCCTTCCCGAGACCCAGATCCGGAACTACGGAACCCACCACGGCCTGATGTTCTCCGGCGACTTCCTGGGCATCGTTGATTTGCTGTCGGCCGACGGCGAAGCGTATGTCGAGTTTCGGAGCGTTCCCGTCCGGCCGGCACGCCGCGAGGCCTATGGCAGGCGGCCGGATGGACAGATCGAGTATGCCGGCTACCTGCTGAGCGCCGTCGCATGGAAAGCCATGCAGGATGACGGCTTCGATGCCGCTTATCACCGCAACCGGAGACGCCGGCCGTGAACGCCATCGACCCCGTGCTGATCGCCACCCGGGAGGACTTCGTCGAACGCCGCAACGAGGTCTGGCGCGAGAACGAGGCGCTGCGTGAGCGCTTGGGCAAAGTGGCGATCTTCCTGGGCTGCGCACAACAGGCGATGGCCCGCGGCGATCCGAAGACCGTCGCCAACTACCTGCGCATGGCGGAGCAGGCCGCCACAGGGAGAGGATCATGACCGAGCGGCGAGCCCAATACGTGGCGGACCGCGTTTCCCGGGAAACGGCCCCAGGGCAAGATTCCGACGGATCTCCATCGCCCCAGGAAGGGTTTGTCGAGACTTTCGACAACCTCCAGAACCGCCTGGAATGGTTCCACGGTAGCAAGATGACCTGGCGCAAGATTGCCGAGCGTTTTCCGGGTGTTTCGGCCGGGACCCTCTGCGATATCGCCAAGGGCCGGGAGCCCAAAGGCGCCGTCATCCGCAAGGCCCTCGGTTTGCCTCCGCTGGTCCGGGTCCAGGCTCCGGCGGGGATCGACGTCCAGCCGGCGAGCCTGATCGTGCACTCCTCGAGGATCTGTGATTGCGGCTGTAACCGAAGCTTCGTCCCTGGCCAGGCCAATCAGAAGCGGATCCGGGGGCATCACCGGCCCCGGCGGAAGGGAGGACCCGATGGTCTATCCTGAGGTGATCGATCGGCGAGTAGATCCCGAAACGGATGAACTGACCCCCGAGGAGCTGGAGACCATCCGTCGCATTGGCGAGGCCTCCCGCACCCGGATCATTGCCATTCTCCGCTCGGTCCCGTAGCGTCGGCCCGGCTCCTGAAACGCAGCCCTGTCTGTTCTAGCCTGTATAGAACACCAGATTAGAGTATTACTAAATAGGCCGTTGTCCCTTGACAATGGGCTATTTAGTATGATAAAATACGGGCAGATAGAGGAGAGCGAAATGGACCGCAAAGCGTATGAGCCGACCCAACGACAGCAGCAGAAATGGGCAGCCCTGGCCCCGGCCGCGATGCCCACGGACGATGAGTTCAAATCCGATTGGGCACGGCACCATCACGGGACGACGCGGGGCTGGGGTCTCGGCAAACGACAGTGGATCATCCAGAACCTGAGCAACCACCGGGAATACCAGCTGGGGCTGTGGCAGGGGCGAGTGGACGCAGCCCGAGGTCTGGACTACCAGGAGCCCCACACGGACGACGAGAATGCGAACGCATTCAACCTGGGCTACCACCGTGGTTACACCAGTTACGCCAGCGACCGCAACGGCTGGGACCAAACCACTCGGCAGCAGTTCGACCAGAAGTATTTGGAGGTGACCCAATGAACGGCCAGCTCTGGGAACCCTGCCCGAAATGCGACACCGAGCCCGTGTGCCTCGATTGCGGTTACTGCCAACGGCACTGCCGCTGCGCAGCCGACGCGGAACAACGGGAGATGGCCCGCCTGATCAACCGGGATCATCCGGGCGAGTTGAGACGACTGATTGAACACCTCGAGAGTGGAGCAAAGGAAAATTGACATGGAAACCACCATCACGCTGCGCACACGCACCCTGGGTTGGGGATACGAGACTCAACCCACCGGGCACGGCACAGACATCGAGATCCCGACTCGACCCTACCACACCGGCACGTATCGCCAGATCTGCAGCGCTATCCCATCCGACCGCACCTATCAATCGCTGCGCTCGGGCGGCACGTTCATCAACACGGCGTGGTTCGTTGGCGGCCAGCGTATCGTCGCGATCCGGTTTGCAGACGAGGCCGGAAACCCGAAATGGTACGACGGATCGACACCATTTGGAGCCGACCTCATGCGAGATCTCATGGGCGGGGAAACGTTGCGGAGGGGCCTGACGGTTCGCACGGAGACTCGCCGGGGTCGGCGGCCTCTTTTTCATAACAGCCGACAGGTGCGCATTTCGGCTACGGTCCTACCAGAGCAGGCCGAATGGCTGCGCAACCACGGGGGCTCCGCAACCGTGCGCCGGCTCATCGCACAGGCCATGAGCTCATAGATCATGACCCTCCGGGTTAGTTACAAGCCCCCGACTTCAGTCGGGGGTAGTTGACTCCTCAAGAGACCTCCAATAGCAGCCCCCGCCTGGTAAAGGCGGGGGCTTTTCGCCCCGAGGGGTCCCTTCCCTCAGGAGATCGCTCGCGGCTCAGCGCGTCTGTGGCTTCGGGTTGAACAGCTTGTAGACGAACTGGGCCATCGCCAGGATCGTCGCCGCCAGGGTGAAGAAGTTGGGCCAGGTGAAGTCGGCGACTTGCAGTCCGCCTCCGACCAGTAAGGCGAGAAAGGCGACGATGAAGGAGACGAGGTAAGCAAAGATCAGCGCCGGGATCTGGCTGAGGCCGAAAGCGTGCTTCAGCCAGTCCACCAATGGCACATCGATCAGCCCGAGCACGATGCCGGCGATCAGCAGCGCGATCTGCTCAGGACTGAATCCGCTCCCTTCGGCGAGAAACCTGAAGGCGAGACTCCACAGCACGAAGACCGCGATGAGGAGAAGTGCCACTCGGCGAACTACGATCCATCGTTTGAGAAACATGGCAACCTCCTGACAGATGAGAATCCGGGCCCGGGCTCTCTCCTCCATCATCAGTGGATCACATACTGTCCGCGTTCCTCGATAGCCACCTCCTGCGGATCGCCCGAGGGGTTCACGGGGAACCGCATTCGGGCGCCATTGATATCCCATTCGTCTGGGGACCAATAGATGACTCGATCCCGCCTGCGATCGGTAAACCTGGCGGCATCGAGCCACCAGGAGACATAGTCGGTCGGCGTCGCTCCGACGAGCTCGTGTGGGTTCACTTTCGAGACCTCGACGCCGTCCAGGCGCCACTTCCCAAGGAAGCCCCAGCGCCTGGCCGTTCTGTAATCGACCTCGACGACCTCCCTCCGGTGGAACACGCAGCCATAGATGTCGCCGCGCCTCGCGCAATCCACCACGAGGTAAGGTCCCTCCCAGTCGCCGCCCGGCGGCTTGAGCCAGACATCCTTGCCGATATCCCCGCAGCCCATGAGCGCCACGCCACCCTCATAACCCGAGAGCGAAAGGCCGCGCCATTCCGCCGTCGCATCCATGAGACCGGGGTTGTAGTAGACGGCCGCCCCGATGCTATAGATTGGAGCCGGCCGGAACCAGGTCTGCCAGTCGACATAGCCCGGTATCCATCCGTCCCACGACCAGTAGCCGTTGAGCACATCGTTGTCATCACAGTATCTCCACGACGATTCCCGGTCGCAGGATCCCGGCGTCGCCATCGCTCCCCCCAGGCGTTCGGGATCCGCCAAGTTCCCAAAGGAGCTTAGCGATCCGACGAGGCCAATGAGGATGAGGGCAGTGAGCAGTTGCTTCATCCGTCTAGGCTCCCAGCATATGAGCCAGAACGATACCCAAAAGCGCCAGCATCCCTCCGAAGACGATCGGAAGCCAGAACTTCTCGCTGAGCCATTTGTGCGACACGCCGTTCGCCTTCTGCACCGTACCTGGATTGGAAATCGGCGGCAACCGGCTGAGCATAACATCGAGCTTCTCGTTCATCTTGTCTTGGTTCTGGACAACAGAGGCCAGGGTCGATTCGTGGTTCTTGAGCCGCTGATCTGTGCCGCCGATCCAGTTGGCCAGCCAGGCCGGCGCGTTCGAAGGAAGGTGTCCTAGATCATCGGTCATGCTCAGACCTCCGTGGTTGTCAGGATAATGGCCCCCGCCGGGTAGCGGATCTCGACCGGCACCGGGCCGGCAGGAGATGGGGGAGCGGGAGTTCCGAAGATCTCGTCGACCCACCAGCGCTTGAAGTAGTCGAGGTCCGCGGGCGGTACGATGCCGCTCAACCGTCCCTTGCTGGTGAATTGCCACCCCACGGTCTGCTCCGTTGTCGTGCCCTTGCAGAGTCGCGGCGTGAAGTTGTTGCCGATCGGGAGACAGCGATCCGCCTCCTCGAACGTGTACGCCACACGGTAATCCGAACCGACCGGCACGAGGTAGGGATAATGAGCCACGATCAGTCGCAGACCGCCCTCCCATCCGTGCACGATCTTCCCGTCCCACCACCAGCCGGCGCTGTATGTCAGGTGAGCCGCGTCGGGCCGCAGGTTGCCCAGTTGGGCGTCGCAAGCCTTTACATGCGTCGTGATCGTCGCCGCCGGCTGGCCCTGGTCCGTCTCGCAGTCCAGCATCAGGCACTTCGGCTGGCGAGTTCCCAGGCCCATTCGCCACCAGCTCGCCAGCGTCGCGAGGCTCAGGCCAGGGTTGATGTTCACGTAGGGAATCGGCTTCATTTCCACACCCTCGGCTTCGCTGTAGTTGTACGCGAAGTCCGGGTCAATCCCGCTCGAGGACCCGGCCAGGCGGATCATGGCGATCTGGATCTCCGGATGCGCCGCATGGAGAACCGACCAGTTGATCCGGCCCGGCGTCGGATCCGGATCATCCCATGTGCTGTTCTGGTACTTCGAGACATCGATCGCTTTCACGAGCTCGGTTAGCGCAGGCCAGGACATCGGATCCTCCTAGATCGGCCTCAGCAACTCGCCCCAGCGCCGCTGCAGGATATCGGGCGGCACTAGTCCACGCTTTAGGTCATCGAGAAAATGCTTCCACTTCCTGGACGAGAACCACCACATGGCACCACTCGGGGCTGTTGCAAACGATGATGCAGCAATCGCCCAATCATCACTAGCCAATGTCCAACTCATCGTTGTGGCCCCCGTGGTTGGCTCGGTTGAACCAGCAGCATCAAGCCCGCCCGCATGATCTACATTCCACCGAAGGGTTTGGCTTGCATCACAGGTCGGATGGTTGTAGCAGACGACACAATCCGCTACCAGTCCCCCGCCTGTCGTCACCACCGATGCCGCGGCGGAAGATCCTCCCGCTGTATCAAAATCTAAATAGAGGTCAACTAGACTGGTCCCGAGGAGTGAGATGCAGCCGAAGCCGCGGGAGCAGGCTGCACTCATTGTGACGACGACGTTCTGCGCACCCGCCAGAGGAGAGATCTTGTAGTATTTCGCAGCTCTTCGGCTCCCATAGTTTGATTGTCCCTTGAGAGTACATGCCTGACCACCATAGGTTACGCTCGATACCGTTTCTCCACCACCCGCATCCCAACAGATAGAAACCTCGATAGCGGAAGGAACTCCGACTGGCGTATGTGTCCAGGTCGTCGGGTTCCCATTTCCGGCAACGCCGGAGGCAGCATCAAAAGTAGCGCTCATGGGTATTGGAAGCCTAGCGTCACGACTAACCCCTTCGGGGCAGTCGTCGGCAACTGATCCACATCGATGCGGATAATGTCGTAGGTCACTACGTCATCCTTCGTTGTGTCGATCACATAGGCAGTGGCCGCGTCCTTTGAATTCGTCTCACCCACGTCGATCATGATTCGGGTTGACAGTATATCCACGGCATCCGTCACGTTGGCAACTTGGAGCAGGGTTGGGTTGCCGCCCGCGCCCGCCGTGATGTGGAAGGCATGGCAACTGACGAGGTTCATCCCACTGACGTCGGAAGGGATGTGAAAATATATCTTCCCGTCTCCAGTGACGCAACCATCTGTCGGGGCCATGACCAACAGGCCAATATAGCGAATCCGGGCATAGAAATACGCATCGTTATCGACAGACTCGTTCTGGTCTGCCGACCGGCCTAGGTCCAGTGGATCGTCTTTGGTTCGCGGAACATATGGCATGGCACAGTCCTAGAAGGCCCAGCGGCCCGCATCCCAACCGTAAGTGGCGCCCGGAGCCTGATCCCAAATGAAGTAATTGACTGTGGCCGCCGGAGCAGGAATGATCTCCACCCACAGCAATGGGCCCTCCTGTTCGAACTTCAGGCGGCAGGCAAACAACTCAATATCCGTGCCTGTCTGCCCCTCGACGACGGCAAAACGGATGTTGACCTCAGCCGTCATGGCCGCAGTCATGAACTCGTCGGAGAAATTAGCCAGGAAGCGAACCCCCTCGATCTCCCGCGCGGGGTTTGCCAATTGCTGCTTGAGAGACACCGCATACGCATGCGCCGTGTTCGGATTAACGATTTGTTCCAGTTTCACCGGCAGCAGCAACTCACCTCTGGCGGCGATCGATGCAGCATCCTCGGCTTCCAGCATCATGGGTTCGTAGGTGTAGATGCCCTTCCCGATGAGTTCAATGAAGTTCACGTAGCCCGAGACTGTCCCAGTATTGGTCAGGGTGATCTCGGTGGTGTTGCCCCCAACGTCCAGTGGGAAGATCAGACTGCCAATGAGATCATTCGATGATCCGTCGTCAACACTGCCAAACTTGATGTGCGTGCCCCCTACCAGCGGATCCACAACTTCAGTAGCCGAGATGCGTGCACCCGTCGCCGGATCTCTATAAGGGCAGGTCAAGATCAGTTCTTGGCCCGCTGACAGGGCGAAGGTCTTTTGCAGCTTCCAGATGACCGTAGTGGCAGTAGTGTCAGTCCGGCCAAGGTTGATGTTGGCTTCGACCCGGTTCTTAATCTCCTTCCGACTCCACGAAACATCGAGTTCATTCATGGGCGTAGCGCCGGTAGCATCGAGTGTGAACGCGGCAGTAGCCGTCGCGGGACGCGCGTGTCGATTGTCGAAGCGCAGCGTGCCATCGCCTTCCAGGAAGATATAGCCTCCGCCCTCGTTCCGGGCCAACTTCTGGAACAAGGCCGCCATCGTCATCTTCATGCTGTCATCGGTGTCAAAGATCTTGGGCCACGTCTCTTTGCCCTCATCGAAATCAACGGCAGCGGGTTGGATGGGGAAGTCCAGTAGCGCCGTCGTCAGCGCCTCGTCCGCCCGCTTGCTGGTTTGGATCGCGAGTTGCCCCAGCTTCTGAATGGATGCATAGTCCATCCAATCGTGGCATTCGACCTCCACTATGGCTTCTTCGAATACACCCGATGTTGGCCGTGCATCCGTCATGACGCCCAGAAATCTCGTGGCGCTGACAAAGGTATCCTGCCGGGTGCAGATTACCTTGACCGGCAATCCGTCCACGAACCACGCGGGACAATCCGGGTGGCCGGTCGAGTAGTAGCCGGCCAGGCCGGCCGCGTTGCTGCTCGAGTTGTCGAGCGCGAAGCTCAGAATGCCGGTATCGGCCACGAGATCCATCGGGCCATTGCCCGGCAAACCGAATTCCCAGACCGGCGCGGGGTCCTGCAGCACGTCGGGGCATAGGTGCCAGGCCCCGGAATAGTAGAACCAGATGGCGCTGCGGATCTCGATCACTTCACCCTCTCGACCGCGTCCCGCACGATGGTCGGCAACGTCCGATTGAGCTTGGCAATCTCCCGGCGCACCAGGCGCAACTCGTCGACCGTGTCCTGGCCCGTCTGGCGTGTCTCGAGCACCTGCATACGTCCCTGTTCGGAGGCGGCGGCACTGGCCGCGGCCGGAATCGAGGCCACCAACGCAGCGCTCTCGGCCGCGGCGGCCTGTTGAACTTCCTCCATCAGGTTCGCCAAGGGCCCCCCAGCACCTTCTGCACCGACTTCCGCAAGCGCCGCCGAGATGGCCGGCGGGTTGGCACCATACGACGTCGGCGGGATGTAGTATCCACCGCTGGGCACGGCCCCGGATAGCTCGTAGGCTCCCCCCACTCCCACCAGGCCGTCGATCATGACGCCCGCGGCGCCGGCCTGGATGCCCTGGGGGGCCAGCGAGGCGAGCAGGCGCGTCGACTCTTCGTGCGGATGGACGTAGCCGGTCGGGTCGATGAGCTCGTAGCCCCGCTCGCCGACCAACGTCCACTCCGGCGTAAGCTGGCCGCCGTGCTGATCAACTCTGTACTTGCCCCCTCCTGGCGCCGGTATACTGGGACTGCCGCCGCCGTACACGTCAATGTGGTGGGTGACTTCGTACAAGTGCGTCGTCATCCCGTCCTTGTCCCCGAAAAGGTTGACGAGGGCCTCCAGCGAAGCCTTGTCCGTATCAATCTGCCCACCGAGAAGCCCGAAGCCTGTGGTCGCATCCGTCAAGATCGGGATGAGCTTATCCTGGCCGGTGCTGTGCAGAAATCCGAGCATGCCGGCATACTCCTCCACGGATACGATCCCGTCCTCGGTGACGGCATTCCATGCCGCCGAAGTTGCCCCCGCCAGCAGCGCTTCTCGCGTCCAATCCTGCATGCTGGTCGTAGCACTGGCGGCGGCTTCGGCTGCATCCTCCATCGGGCTGACGAATTTGGTCTCGACATTCTCCTGGATGACCTCGAAGGCTTCCTGCACCTCCTCGTCGCTCAGCCCGAGAATCGCGCCGCGTGCGTTCTGCAGAGGCTCGACGGCGCGCGTCCGGATCGCCTCCTCCACGGGATCCAGGCCCTGGGTCTCGAAGAAGCCGACCCAGGCTTCCCACAGACTGATGTTGCCTTGCAGAAGATCGGACAACGCCATCAGGGGCGGGTTGATCGACTGGGCGATGCTGCCGCCGACGGTCAGCCCGAGATTCTTCCAGGTGTCCGTGAGCTCGTCGAGCTCGGCGCGGTTCCGCTTCGCCAGCTCGTACTCTCGCTGCGTCACCACCTGACCTTCCCCCATCGTGTCGATGTAGTTGCGCAACTCGTCGTTGGTCAGCTGGTCAAAGACCGGGATCAGATCAGCGCCTGCCCTGCCCAGGAGCGACGTCGCCAAGGCCAGTTTCTCGGCGGGATCCTTGGCGGCATTCAGCCTCTCTCGAACCGCCACAAGACCCTCGATCGAGGGATCGATGCCCTCCTTCGACATCTTCTTGAACGCGGTTTGCAGCGAAGTCAGGGGCACGCCAAGATCGCCGGCCATCTCGGTGAGGGCGCTGGCCTCTTCAGTCGTTGTGCCGAGTTTGGCGGCGAAGTCGCCGATCGTCAGCGTGTACTCTTGCCAATCGCCGAACAGCTTGGCGCCCGCCACGGCCATGCCGGCAATCGCCCCCGCAGCTATACCGGCAGGAGCGACGACGCTGGTGATGTCCAGGCCGAGCTTCTTCAAGCCATCGCGCACCTGGCGCATGGTCGGGCTGAGCTCGTCCTTGCCAGTGAGAATGACGCGCAGAGTCTCAGCGGGAACGGGCATGCTTCATTTCCTCCCTATAAACGAGCCAGAGCTTCCACCATCGAGCAGTCATGCGATTCTCGATGACCTCCGGCAGCACACGGAACTCTCGGGCCGCTTCGAGCACCAGCAACGCGTACGGCGGCGCCGCATGGTTTCTCAGCGCGTTGCGGATTTGCCGCCTAAAGGGTCGGGCACGGCTGCCAGCTTGTAACCCATCAATTGCAACACGCTGTTGCGGAACTCGGTCACCGAAAGATCGAGCAACGCTTCTCGGGCCTCTTTCCGATCTTCGGGCTTGAGCACATAGCTCAACAGATGCTCGACCGATTCATCCACCGCCCGTGAGGTAGCAGAGACTTCAAGCAAAACTGCCAGCTTCCGCCTGCGCCGCAGGTAGCCCGGCTCATCCTCATCAGGAAGCTTCCACTCGATCACGGCAGCACCAGCGAAGCGCCCCAGCAACTGAGAAATGTAGCGTCGCTGCTGAAGACCGGCGTCAGATCGAGCTCCACCGTGGAGACGCCGTCGTTGTCGGTGAACAACACAGGGGCAGCCAACAGATGGCCGGCCATGTCCAGCGTCAGGATGCTGGTGGCCAGCGAATCGGTCGCCTTGATTCGGACGGCATAGGCCCCCGGCGACACGGTTTGCGCCAGGGCCGCGTCCAGGATGTCCTGCATGGCCGACGTCATCTCGAGCACCAGCCGCAGGCTGCCACCCCACTTGCCGTGACGGAACGAGCTGGGATTGAGCGAGCCGAGATGCCAGACCAGCTTGCGGTCGACGGTGATGTTGGCCTCGAAGCTGAAGGCCGTGTTGAGAATCTCCGTGTTCCCGATGGGCCCGCCAATCGGGTCGAGGTACAGCTGGCAGTGGTGACCCATCGCCAGCACGACCGCATCGTCTGTCAGGACTTCCAGGATGTCGTCTGTCACGCCCTTGCCCATCAGGTGCGCCGTGAACGTCAGGGGCCCATTGGTCGGCCCCTGGATGCGCAGGCTGTCCAGAATGGCTCCGCCCATGCTGTACGTCACATCCTCCTGGCCGTGGCACAGCAAGAAGCTGCGAATGGCGACGGCCGCATCCAGATCGGCCAGGTAGGTATAGGGCGGCGTGGCGTCGATCCCGAACAGGGCGTCCAGCCAGTGACGGAAGTGGGAGTAACACACCACCCCCGACACTTCGGCCTCGCCCGAGAGCTTATTGACCGAGGCGATGTACGCCGGCATGGTCGTGCCGCGCTTGTCGGGGATCTGCGCCGCCTCGACATGAGGTGTGATCCGGCAGTCGGTAATGCCGACGAGCTGGACCGTGGGAGCGGCCAGGTCGCCCCAGACCGCCTCCAGGCCAAGTTGTACCTTCTCGAGAGAGGGAATATAGTCAGCCATAGTGCCTCCTTGTTCTTACCGGCACCGCAAAGCAGACCCTCAAGGCGCTAGCGGTTCACGGTAATTTTGATCGTAAGATCATCCACCGCCGCGTACGTCGGCGTTCCGACGGCGCACAGCTGGCCGAATAGACTCGTCCCGCCGGCGACCAGCGTGAAGTCGAAGTCGCAGTCGACCGATGCCACATTGTTGTCGGCACCGGGCCCGTAGTCGGCGGCCAGGATGTGGATCACGCCCAGGCAGTGCTGGTTGTCGGCGTCACTGGGATCCCACGCGGCGTTATCCGCCGTGGGGGTGAACGTCTGGTCGTACAGCCACAGATCCAGGACCGCCGCCTGCTTGGCATCGTCCACGATCACCACCTTGGTGATCTTGCCGTCGCCTTTGTAGATCGAGGCAGCATTGGCGAAGGTCAGCAGTCCGCCGACAGCATCTCCGGCAGCGTAGGCGCCGGCCGTGATGGTCGGCGTTTGGATAATTTCGCGGCTCTTGCTCATGGTCCTGCCTCCTTCTTCATGTGAGAAATTCTTCGATCCCGACGAGGGTATCCACCGCCCAGAAGTCGGTGGCCGCCCAAGGCACGGGCCCGAGTTGGAAGACTACGGTCACGATGACGCTCTCTGCCGTCGGCGCCTTCAAGGCCCTGACGGCCGCGCCATACTCTTCGACGTAGGTCAGTAGCTCATTGGCGCACTGCTCGATTCCCGAGCCGGCCACCACGGGCTGCCACAGGCAGAGATCCCGGACGTGCCACAGCGTTTTGCTCAGGCTGCCGATGGCGATGAAACCCTGGTCACCCTTGGTGCTGGGCAGCAGCAGGCGCATGGGGCAATCCTCCGCCCGCACCGTCAGCTTGATCTCATCCAGATTGCGACAGCCGATGTCGCCCACCGCCATCTCGGACATCGCCTCATAGATCTGCCGCAGGCTCATCCCACCCTCACGCGCTTGTAGGGCGCCAGAAGCAATTGGATGTCCCTGGGGAACGCGTTGGGCAGCATGAACACGCCGCCTTCCATCACCATCGGCCGGTCGCCGTCCGTCGATTCTCTCTGGTGATACATCCACAGGGTCAGTCGCAGGCAGGCCTGCACGATCGGCGCCGGCGGCGTCAGGCTGTAGGCCCAGTGGCCGGTGACCACGGTCGGATCCGGCCAGGTACCCTCGGCCCGAACGATGCGGTAGTAGGGCGGATCCCTCGGGATCAGCGTCACCACCGGATCATCCGTGATGGTCGGCGTGGAGCACAGATCGCCATCCAGCCATAGCGTGCGCCCGGCCCCCCGGGGGGGCAGCAGGCCGTTGTCCTCGGTGAACGTATGAGCGACGGCTTCGGCGCCCTCGACGATGCCGAAGACGCGGTGACAGAAGCCGTCGATCATCGCCGAGGCGGTGGAGAGCAGGGTTTCCAGCAGCGCATCTCCCTCTTCGGTCGGGTGCGTGAAGATGCCGTAGCTATGCAGCAGATCGATCTCGGCGTAATCCATGCTCTACCTACCCTCCCAAACGGCTTGAATGCGAGCCCGCAGCTTGCGCATCAGCTCGGGAAGCTCCGCCCGGGCGGTGGGCAGCAGCAGCTTCCAGCCGCGCCGTTTGGCCCGTGCACGCTGATAGCTCGAGCCGTGCATCCAGCCCGCATACACCGCCAGGTTGCCCACCTCCAGGTATCCGGGAAACACCGTCTGATACCACGAGGCGCCCAGGTGCCCGGTGCGCACGGAGCCCGGCACGGGGGCGGGGTAGGCTCCCGCCTTGCGCTGGATCGCCTCGCCCGTCTCCGCCAACAGCGGCCCGGCGAGGTCCTGCAGATTGAGACGGTCGAGCTTCTGCAGCAGCCTGCCCAGCTGGGCACTATCGAGCTTGAGTTCCACCATGACGTCGCCTACTCTCCGGCCTAGCCAGCCTTGCGCTTGCGGCGCGGCTTCGATTCGGCCATCGTTTCCTCGGGCTCGCCCAGCGCCTCCGATTCGACCGGTACGGGCGATACCTCAGGGGCGTTTCCACGGAAACGCGGGGTGACCTCTCGCTCCAACGGGACGGCCCGGCCGCGGCTGACCAGTACGTACGCCTCGGCCTCTGGCAGGTCCAGGACCTGGCCGCGTTGGTAGATTCCGCTCCCGTCCGTCACATTGATCAGCATCCGGATTCGCATCCGATCACCTCCTGCCTCACGCCGGATGGCCGACGGCATAGCCGGTCACCGAGAACGTGAAACTCGCCGCCACGCCGCCGCCGTCGACGATCGTGTAGCGCCCGCGCAGCTGTGCGCCGAACAGGGCCGGCCGCACGGCGCCGGCGGCCGCGTCGGCCGTCACATCGATCACCGCCGTGCCCGGGTTGGACGGATCCAATACGGCGAAGAACTTCTTGGCCCCGCCGTTCCCCAACACCTGGGTGAAATGCACCGCATTCAGCCAGGTGGCCGCGTCGGCCGCCAGCACGTCGACGTAGACATCCAGCGTGTCGGTGCCTTCGCTCGCCGCCGCGGTGACATCGAGCAACAGGCAGAAGCGCGAGCGCTCGCCCTGCACGATGGCCGCCGTGCCGGTCTGGGCTACGCCGGCCCCACGGGCCGCCGAGGCGAACAGTGTCAGCGTCTCGCCCTGGATCAGCTCAACGCCTCGTGGACCCTTGATGGTCATGCATCACCTCCGGGGGGCGATGAGGCCCCCCTCAGTCTTACGCATTGATCTGGACGACGCGTATCCAGTCGATCTCGAGATTCTTCCCGGCGCCGGCCGCGCCGCTCAGGAAGTGCATCACCGGCGACAGCCATTCGGTGTCGGGCAGATTGGTGACCGCCGGCCGCGTGCCCTGCACGCCGTTCACCCAGAAGTCGGCGTAGGTCCCATCGAAATAGAATTCGAGGACGTAATCCGTTGCAGCTGCAACGGTTAGCGCTGCCGTCTCGGTCTCAGTCGAAGCCTTTTCCAGCACGAAGTTGCAGGTCGTCACACCATCAACCTTCCGGAAGTAGATCCCATCCGTGACGCCGCCGAGCGCGTCCGTTGTGGTGATGGCCAGGCCCAGCAGGAAATCGCTTTGAGTCGCCTCGCTCACCTGGAACTTCACGCCGCAGTACAGCGGCTTGCCGCTGGCCAGCTTGAAGGCCTCGCCCAGCAGCTGCACGTTGGCGCCGTCGTTCTCGTTGGCGTCGGCGGTGATCACCAACGCCCCGCCGTCGGCGCCCGCCTTGAGCGCCACCGTCGTCTCGCCGGCGCCGGCCTCAACCAGCGTCGCCAGCCAGCCGGCCATCTGGTCGGCCGCCGAGAACGGCGTGCCGACGAAATCCTCCAACAGCTTGGCCACGTTCGGCCCGAAGGCGTCGAACCAGCGCTGGCCATCGTGATACACCAGCGCCCCGTGCACCCATTTCATATTCAGGCCCATCGTCGCACCCTCCTTTCGAGTGGTGCATCCCAGAGGGGAAGTTTCCCCTCTGGGACAACTAAGGGATCAGCGGATCGACGCCCTCAGATCAATCGATAATCACCGAAGGCGTGCTCGCCTGCGGGTAGCGCGGCAGGACGAAGGCGAAGATCTGGATGGTGTTGCCGGCGTTGCCGCCGGCGTCGGCCAGGTAGATGCAGTCATAACCGGCCGAGAACTTGGCCGGATCCCACTCGATCACGGCCAGCACCGGGTTCTGCGTGGCGGGGTCGATGTCCAGGCTGGCGGCATCCGTCTGGCGTACCAGCGCGTCCGATGTCGTGCCGGCGTCGATGTCCTTCCAAATCGGGCAGGTCTTGGTCACTGCCTGGTTGGTGGCCGAGGCGACATCCGTCGCCTCTTGCAGGGTCAGTGTCAGGTCGGTGTCGTTGGCCCCCGCATGGAAGATCAGGAACCACATCTTCTTGGCGTTCTTGCACGAGATGGTGTCGCAGAGGACCGCATTGGCTGCTCCATTGAACAGCAACACCGGTTTGAGATTCTCAGGAATGCCGAACATCGTTGTCTCTCCTGGGCCGGCATATCCTTCCCCGGCCTCATGGATCCCTCTTGCGAGGGGCTGGGCCCGGCTCCCAGGACGCGAGAGCCGGGCATCACGGATGGCAACTCAGGTGCCCGGTTTACCGGGCAGCCAGGGTCACGAACGGCGAGAGCGTGTTGCTGCCCTTCGCCGGCGTGAGCGGCGCATTCCAGATCGGCTCGCCGTCCACCCGGTACACGAACCGGAACGTGGTCTCGTCGGTCAGGAAGGCGACGTGGATCGAGCTGGCCGTCTGGATGTCGCCCTTGTCGGCCAGCAGGTACTGGCTGAAGTCCGCCAGCACGATGTCGCCCACATCGCCGAGCGTGGCGCAGTGCTCGAAGATCATCACCGGTCGCCCCTTTATCCGGCCATAGGGCGCCTCGGACAGGCCGCCGGCCGGCATGTAGGCCGGGATCCCGAATGCCCCGGAAGGCACCGAGAGCAGATCGAGCTGGGGCTCGACATCCTGGTTGATCAGCCAGATCGCGTTCGCCCGCGATCGGGCCCACATGCGCGCCCACATTTTCGAGATGTTCTCGGCCACCACCGTGTCGGCCGCCTGGCCGGCTTCTTTGGCCACCGTGATCATCGCCCCGCTGGGCACAATCCCCAACGGCTGGCCGGCGCCCGTCCCCTCGAAGATCGCCCGATCGACCAGGAAGCCGAACTCCTCGGGGAAGGCCTGCATGATCACACTCTCCAGCGCAGCCGCGTCCTGCAGCAGCTCGTCGGTGGCGTAGCACACACCAATGAGCTTCTCCAACTTCAGATCGATCGCGCGGAACTTCGGCTTGGTGGCCAGCTTGGTGCCGGCCTCATTCAGCCAGTAAGCCAGCACGCCGCCCCAGCGGCTGCCATCTACCCGGCTCGTCTCGTTGACGGCATTGATGCGCACACCATTCGAGCCCGCCGAGATCTTGAACGGTGTGCAGCGTCCCGGCAGGACGCCGGTCTCGTGGATCTTCTGGACCAGCGTAGTGGAGAAGTCGGTCTGAACCAGGAACCCACCTTCCGACGGGATGCCCTCGTTCAGCCCCAGGGCCCGCACCTCGAACAGGCGCTGATCCACATCTCGCCCATTCGACTTGTAGAACTTGGCCACGGAGATCAGCTGCTCACCCAGGCTGTGGAACGGTCCCTTGCCGGCCGCCCCCAGGGGCTGCACCGGATCCGGCCGGGTGGGCTCATTCAGCGGCGCGACGAGTTGTGTTTCGAGGGCGGTCATCTGCTGGGCCCGCTGGACCTGCTCGCCGAGCGAGGTCACCTCGGCCATCATGCGATCCCATTCGGTCTTCTCTTCGGCCTTGAGATCGCGTTTCTCGTCGTCGGCTTTCTTCAGAAGCGCGCGGGCCTCAGCCGCCAGCTTGGCGCGCTTCTCGAGTAGTTCGCGGAGGTTCATGCTTCACCATCCTTCCTTGCGATTTTTTCCTACAGTCGTTCGGCCAGCTCGAGCTGGCGCCGCAGGTTGGCCAGCGCATTGGGCTGGTCGTCCTGCAGGCCTTCCGCCGGGTGGGCCGCTGGGCCCGGCGCGGCGGCGAGCCGTCCGTGTACATCGCTCAGCAACTGCTCAAGCAGTTGCACATCAGCCTCGGTCATTGAGGCGATGTCCAGCCGACTCAGTGTCTCGCTCAGGCTACGTACCGTGGCGATTGTCTGCGGGTAGGCCGGGAACACAACCAGGCTGACATCCCGCAATTCCACTTCCACCAGAGTTCGGATTTCCTCAGCGGGCATATGATCCCATTCCTCGCGTACGACTCTGAAGGAAAACGACATTTGCGAAATGTCGCCTCTTTCCATGCTGATCATGAGATCCTTTGCCGATTGCGTCTCGGGCGGCAGGATTTCGATGGCCAACCCGATGTCATCTTCCGCGAGTTTCAAGGTGCCCGCTTT